CAGTGAGATCAGCAGCAATACAGTCGAGAGACATTATATACAACTTAGGCAGTAACTCTTTAAGTAATTAAAACAATGCAAGTGTACTCGCGAGTGTTAATATGCAGAGTATAATACCAATCCATAACAGAATCTGACGATTATCAACTTCCGTAGAAGAATACTTGTCAACAATTCCATATGGTTCGCGAGGTGAAACACCAGAGCATTGTCCTGGACAGCCACCATCGCAACAGCTCGCGTCACACATGAAAATACTATCACCCCGTCTATATCCACACATCTGTTTGTGTCGTGGGTTGTTTTCACTCAGGAGGGCATAACACTTACATGTCTCTGTCGTCATACACGAATCCTTGGCACAGTTCATTTTTATATGTGTAGATTATAATATGGATAAGTACGTCTATAGCGAAGCCACGTTACAGAAGTTTATGAAAACTAATTTATTCTTCAATGATACCATATTGGAAAAATACTATGAACAAGGTGATGTCAAGTCCTTTCGTGCAAGGGTTCTACGGGTACACAAACAGGATTCATTCGAGAAGATGCTATATGCATTCGTGACAGATCTTTCAAGAGATATCATTCTCAAAATGGTGGGTGAAATCACAACCTATATGCGTCCCATGGGTGACATAATCATTTCTGGTGGAGAAGCGTATAATTACTATGTCGACAAGGGTAGTCGTATTGTCACGAGTGATATCGATACAAAGTTCGTACCAAGAATGGTATATGATGCGAAATATTTTGGAAAACTTCAAGGTATGAAACTTTTATTGTGGAACAGACTTGGAGAAATATGTATCAAGTTTCAGGATGTCGTTCGTACACGATTATCCGCGAATTCAAAACTTGCATCCTTTATAGGATTCAACCCTTCTAATAAATACCCACTTGTCACGAGAAGGTATACACTCATAAAGAAAAAGAAAGAATCCACTGGGTCGACTATCACCGCGGGTGATGTCCTCATAGATGTTGAATTGTTCGCCCTTGACCTGAATATTCGATCCTTCTCTATCGATTCGGGTAAAATAGAAGAGCGTGTACTCGGTGGGTTTCTTGATATACCATTCATGCGTCCAGGTGAATTTGGATACGAGATCATAGATACGAAACGAATCGGTGTAACATATATGAATCAACAAAGTAAAAAACTCGTGACCGATAAGAACATATACATCGCAGGTAAGAAGTTTCTAGTCGATGACATTTACCTCATGCAAAAGCTCGGTCTTCGACCCGAAAAGAAGATCAAGGACAAGCAACGTATGCGTGGACTCGTGAAAATGATCACAGGGGACGCCAAAACATCGGATGGTATCGATAAACTGTTCAAGAGGGTTCAGTATACACGGTTTACACCCAGACGAACGTCTAAACTAGACGGTCGAGTGAACATGACAGAAGCGGGGAAAGTAAACCCAATGAAGTACGTGAAATATACAACAGAACCATCGATCGATTCATTGTCTAGAAAACTGTTATACGGTGTTAAAACGTCTTCTAATGATCTCAAAGTCACTGGATTTATGCATACAAATGGAAATATGCGAGTTAATCTCAATACATTGAAATGGGTCGAAAACAAAAACAATTCATACATCGGTAACCAATATTCATTGAGACCCACAAACACCAGGAACGTATCGAGTGATGTACTCAAAAATCCCCCATTGTATGGTTATAATCCTAAACGTGATGCATGGGTCTCTACAACAGTATTGAAACGTTCTGCCTTAATACCTGTCATTGGTTTAAAGAAATGAAAGACTATTGTAGTATAAACGATGTTCTATTCCACACCTGTCAAAAATGACGATGGTCTCTATGTTGTCAAGGCATACACTGATGAAAGGAAAAAGTATTTTGTACAGGTGAAAGGTAAGGCGACCCATGACGATGGGGAAGTCTCTTTCACTCTTGATGATGTCTCCAAAATCCAGAACATCGATGATGGGAATATCGAAGCCGCTAAATTGAATGCCAAAGAATGGTTCGGTAAACAAGTCAACGATCTTACCCTCGAACGATCCTACACCAGGAGTCTCGTAGATACCCAGGTCACCACGGATGTCATCAAGGCGACGAAGGTTTTTGATGCTACTAAGCAAGTTGTCGCAGTTGATACTCTCACACCAGGTTCGGAATGTACAGGACTTATCGAGTTTGCTGGATTGTGGTTCGCCAAGAAATCGTTCGGTCCAATTTGGAATATTGTCCAGGTCAAGGTTCATCCAGTCCCTGAAACCGAACCCGAGCCTGAGCCCGAGCCTGAGCCTGAGCCCGAGCCTGAAGTCAAACCTGAAGATGATTACCCAGACGAATACGCAATCGAGGACGACCAGTAAAAAAAAATTGTAGACATATATAAAATGAAGAAGGCTTTCGCCATGCGTAATGTTGTCATGCTGGTCGCGATCGGTGCGGTCGTGTACCTTCTGTTCAACATGAACAAGACAACCTCTACCTACAGTATCCAGGAACGCATGTATGCCCCCGTTGAGGCGTCCCCCGAAAAGCTCGCGATGACGAAGGGTACGGGTCTCGCATCCTCTCTCCTCCCCCGTGAGGTTGCGTCCCAGGACGACTTCGGTGAGTTTGCCCCCGAAGATATTCTCAAGGGACAAAACTTCCTTGAACCCCGCCAGCAAGTTGGCATGCCCGAAACTGTTGGCGGTGCCCTCCGTAACGCGAACCAACAGATCCGAGCCGAACCCCCCGTCCCCAAAAATGTCTTCGTGTGGAACAACTCGACGATCACACCTGATATGATGCAGCGTGGTCTCTGTGCTTAAAGATTATATACTATAGAAAAATAAATGAGTGAAGTTACAACCGAATTAGCTGCGAACATTGCTAAGTTGGTTGATCTCTCTAAACAATTGAAAGAGGCTAGATCTGATATTAAGGTCTTAAGTCAGGCTGAGAAGCAACTCAAGGAATTTGTCAAGACAAATATGATGACACAGGGTATCGATACTATTAACCTCCGAAAGGGTGGAGCGGTTGTTATTCGTACATCGAATCGAAAATCAGGTATGACGAAGGATACTGTCAGAAATGGTCTAGATGCATTTTTTGGTGGAAATGAAGCCCAAGTTGAGGGTGCAATGAATGCTATTCAAGATACTCTACAAACCAAGGAAACTGTCTCAATTGCCATCACAGGTATAAAGAAGACAGGCGACAAATAAATAAGTAATTGACTATGGTTTGGAGCCAATATGTATACGAAGCAACCGTCGATCTCGACTCCTATGGGAGTGGTGATGATGACGATGCTCATGAACACACTCCTCTGAATATTGAAGACTGGGAAGTTGAATATTCAGATGAACTCACATTTATGTGGAACACTATGAATACGTTGCTCTATGACGCACATCGTCAACACTCTGGGAAGTTTTGTGATTTTGTTGAATTTTGTTATGTGGAACACTGTGACTATACTGGATGTACGGATATTTTACACGAAGGTGAAGTGTATTATATATGGAAGAATCTCAGGAGGATTATCAACACCAATAGACTACACGAAGAAATGATGCGCGGTGCAACCTTCTATCATTTCAACGAGTTTGTAGAAAATTATATGTGTGTATATTAAACCAATATGCTATCTGCGATCACTTCCCAGAAAGTTGCCATCCCCGCTGCCCTTTTTTTGACCCTAAGCCCAGGCGTTCTCCTCACCACGTCGGGACGCAATGTCAGATTCACGAACGGGAAAACTGGGCAAATGGCTGTCGCCTTCCACGGTCTCGTGTTCTTCCTGTTCTATTCGTTGATCGCCAAGGCTCTCGGTCTCGTCCTCACCAAGACCGATATCCTCGTGACCACCGCATTGTTCCTGGCTCTCAGCCCCGGTATGCTTCTGACACTCCCCCCCGGATCGGGTGGTGTATTCGCGTCGGGGCAGACCAGTGTGCCCGCGGCCCTGACACACACGGTTGTTTTCGCTGTCGTGTTCGCGTTACTTCGCAAGCAATTTCCTACTTTCTATTAAATAGGAGAATGAAGTACCTCGTGCTCGGACCAGCATCGATGGGTATATATGCCTTTCTAGGGCGACTCAAATCCATGGGTAAGAGTATGGATACTGTACAGGAAATATCGGGTTCTTCCGCAGGTTCGATTCTAGCTCTCTTTTGGGCAACAGGTATGACAGTTGATGACATGTTAGATGTTTGTATGAATGTCGAAATCTCTGATTTTGTTAAATTAAATATCGGTACCTTCTTTAACAAATTTGGCTTTGTTGAAACGGAACCCATACGTAACAAACTTGTAGATATATGTGGGTGTGACCCAACATTTCACGAACTAAAAAGAAAAATATATGTATCCGCATTTTGTTTGAATACATCGACGACTGAATATTTTTCAGTTGATACACATCCAGATATGAAAGTTATAGACGCCGTGTGTATGAGTATCGCTATACCGATGATCTTTGCATCTTCAGAATATAATGGACATACGTATGTCGATGGTGGAACCGTAGAAGAATACCCGATGAACCCATTTGTCGACAAGAAGCCTCACGAAGTTACCTGCGTTAAATTAGTTATGGATCATATTTATAAGGAAACATTGGATACTCCGAAGGATTTTTTGGAAGCTCTTATACGGTCAACATTGAGAAATAGGATACAATACGAGGAAAAATGTAATATGGTACTCGTGAATGTGGGTGACGCCGATATTTTCGACTTCAATATATCATACGAAGAAAAAATTAGACTCATGAACATTGGGTACATTCAGAAAAAATAATGTATATCAATATTAATATGGAGACGGTGTGTAATCCTTCTATTAATACTGAAAACTTGAAGAAGTTTCTGAAGATTAATACAGGTGTTGATATAAAACTTTCCAGGGAAGATCTATGTGATGCATATGCTCATATAGAGTCAGGTAAGCTCCCCCTCCCCCCGTTAATCCTTACACGTGACCGAACATATCTCATCGATAAAAGGTCACCCCTTTCACAACGTGATTACAGTATTTTCTTTTCGTCGAGCGTTTTACGTAAAGATCTTGTACGTATCGCACGGAAAGTGGACATCAAGAAAATTGATGATTTGACGAAGGATGGGTTGATTGAAGGAATTGGTAATCGTCTATCCACTATGGGTATACGAGAACCTATACAAGTCGGGAAAAAACG